GACCACATCCTGAATACTGAAAACTTCCATGATCGACCCCCAAATCTCAAAATCAAAAACCGGAAAAAGCCCGGAAACAAGAAGCTGGCTACAACCTCAAGCTCCCCTCTTTTTGTGCAGTACAAGCCACTTGCCGGAGAACGTCAACGATCAAGCGGCAATCGCAAGCGCCGGCAGTTCGTACCAGTCCGGTCGCTCCAAAACGCGCAAATCGAACTGCGGCAACGCATTGAGCAAAACCTGTAGATCACGCTCCGCCTGACCAGGATTTGCGTCCCGACGCGGTTCGCTGACATCCAGACCGTATTCGCGCAGACCCTTGACGATCCGAAAATAC